CGCATCCGCCCGAACTGGCGGGGCAACCGGTCGCCGTAGCTGGCGGTCGTCACCGCCAGCTGGCCCAGCCGCGGCCCTTCCCGGCTGCCGCCGCCGCCCAGGGCCATGTCCAGCGCCCCGCCAGCCAATGCGCCGGCGGCAGCAAAGATCGGCCCGCCCAGGATCGACCCCAGGGCCGTGAAAACCAGTGTTGCCATGTCAGCCCCTCGCGCTCACGCCACCCGCCAATGCCCGGCCAGCCGCCACTCGCTCGGGACCGGCCCCCGCACCACCCGCCGCAGCGAGGCATGGGCATGGACGAATTCGCCGTCACCCAAGGCAATCGCCAGATGACCCTGTCCCGCGCCCAAGGCGAACAGGGCCACGTCCCCCGCCCGGAACCGGTCGCTCGTCCCTATGAACCCGTTCCCGCGCGCCCAGTCGCCCACCACCGCGAGATCGCGCATCCGCAGCTGGTAATCCCCGGGCACCGCCGCCTCCAGCCCCGCCGCCCGCGCCGCACAGGCAAACACGCCAATGCAGTCGAGCCCGGTCGCCGGGTCGCGCCCGTGCAGCCGGAACCGCGACCCGACCAGCTCGCCCGCCGCCGCCGCCAGCCTCTCGCCACTGAAACCCGGTTCCCCGCTCATTGGCCGACTCCATAGCGGGACAAGAGGTCGTTCCCCGGCACGAACGGCTCCGCCTGGAAGTTGACGGCATTGCCGAACCGCCCCGCGCAAGTCGCCAACGTCCGGTCACACCCCTCGCGCACCTCGGCCCGCGCGCCCGCCGGCACCGGTTCGTCGAGCGGCATGTCGAGCACCAGCCTGTCGCCGCTGGCCGAAACGATGGGTGCGGCGAAGCCGTAATAAGGCCCGTCCAGCCAGCGCAGCATCCCGCCGACCAGCGCGCTGCCGGCAATCCCCGTGGCCACGTCCACGCCACTGTCGCCCGCCAAATGCGCAGCAACCACGCCCTCGTGCGTGAACCGCGCCCCTGAAAGATTGCACCCCGGCCCGCAGAACACCGCCCGGCACGAAGGGCTGACCCGCGGCACCGGGTCGCGGTGCAGTTCCGCCTTGCGCGAGAGCAACTGGGTGCTGAACGTCCCCGCCTCCTCGCTGACCGTGCCGATCGTCCCGCGATAAAGCGCCGTCCGCTCCAGGCTCTGCCAGTCGACCAGCCCGATCGTCACCCGCGCCCCGTCGAACCGCCCGCATGAGAGGTCGCGGGCGGAGATCGCGTCATGCGCGATCGTCCCGGCGACTTCCGCGCTGTCGGCCTCGAGATCGGCCGAGCGCCGGATCGCCGAAGGCACCATCCCCGGCGCGGCGCGGTGGGCAATGCCGTCGAACCACAGGTCGGCATCGTGCGTGGTAAATCCCAGCGCCACTCCGTCCCGGCGGTGAATCCGCCACCAGGTCGCCACCGTCTCGAGCGGCTGCGAAAACCAAACCCGGCTCATGCCGCCTCCCGGATCTCGATCACCGGCACGCTCGGCGCCTCCCCTGCGGCAAAGCCATGGCCGGAAATTTCCAGTCGGTCCTCGGCAAAGCGCACCGGCACGTCGAACAGGAAGCCCGCCCGCACCTCGACCCCCATCGCCGGCGGCACCAGAAAGCTGACCACGCCGCCATCTTCCAGCACCCAGCCGGAGAGCACCTCGCCCGCTCCCAGCATGACCCGCAGCGATCCCGCAACCGGCCGCGTGATCCGGCGGACCTGCGCCGCCTCGCCATCCTCGCCATAAAGCTTGACCAGCGGAAACCGCGATGTCGTGCCGTCGCCAAACCCCAGCAACTGGTCATCGGCGCCCGGCTCGGCGGTCATCCCGCGCGAGCTGCAGTCGGTCGGATCGCGCAGGCGAAACCCCCGCGCCGGCCCCCGCCGGGCACGAAAGAAACCAAGCAGCTGGCCCAGTTCCGCTTCCGAACGGATGCCGGGGCCAAGGTCGAAGCGCAGCCGCGCATTGCCCCACAGGCTGCTGCGCCGCTCGAAGCCGGACGCGGTGACCGATATCGTCGTCGAAAATTCCGGCGTCACCGAAGCCGCGCTGCCCAGCGCCAGCGGATAGCTCACATCGTCGAAGGCACGCATGTCGTCATCCCCGCCCTGCGGCAACCTGGTAAATCCGTCGCGGCAGACCTGCGGCAAAGCCCAGACGAATGTCTCGCGCCCGCCCCGCGCCAACGCCTCGTCGATCCCGGCGTCGATCTCGGCCCACAGCCCGGCCTGGCCGGCCTCCGGCACGAACCCCGCAAGATAGTCCTGTCGCGCCAGCGGATAGTCGAGCCGCCGGTCCACCACCCGCCGCGCCGCCTCGCGCCGCGCCCGCGCGCCGGCGGTCAGCCAGTCGTAGTCCTCGATCTGCAAGGCATCGAACGCCGGCCAGGCCCAGGCGGTCGGCAGGTTGGCCCGCCGGGCCTCCGGCGTCGCCGGGTCCAGCACCGTCGGCAGGAACACCAGCAGCATGATCTGGGCAGTCTGCGGTGCCACCGCCGCCCGCACCGCCTCCGCCATCGCCGCCGTCGCACTCGCCAATGCCGTCCCGGCCCGGTCCAGCACCGCCAGCTGCCCGTCGCTCACCGCCCCGCGCAGGTTGATGGCCGGCACCGCCCCGCCGCCCAGCGCCACCTGCGCGGCGGCATCGGAAAGGCAGATCCGCCCGTCCCCCATGACCCACCACCACGGCTCGCCGATCTGGAACCGCACCGCCACTCCAGCGGCCGCCAGCAGTCCGGCAAATGCCGCCGCTGCCGACCGCAACCAGGCCATCGCCGCGCCATGGACCGGCGAAAGCAGTGCCGAAGGCGGACTCCACCCGGTCCGCGCCGGATCGCCATTGCCGGCCCGCTGCTGCCAGTCATCGGGGCAGTGCTGCGCCAGCAGTTCGAACGAGAGCGACGCAATCGGCGCCAGCCCCGCCCGCCCGCATTCGGCGAAGAACGCCCCATGCCAGGCCCGCGCCGGTCCGCACAGCGGATCGCCGCCGCTGCCCGCGAGAAAGGCCCCGCCGCTCGGCGCCAGCCGCATGAAGTGGCTCATGCCGCAATAATGCAGCACGCTCCCGCGATACCCCAGCCGCCGCAGTCCCCGCACGAGCCGAGCCGGGGTCTGGTTGCACTGGTCGTCATAAGCGGTGGCAATCGCCAGCCCATGCGGCGGCACCGCCACGTCGCCGATCGCCAGCATCGCCCGCTCGCCGTCACAGCGGATCGCGCTCAGCTCGACCCACCCGTCCACCGGCGCCGCCAGCGGCCCGGTCCCGCCGGGCACATAGCCGGGCGGGACCAGCGAAATGAACATCCGCTCGATCGCCGCCGGCCACACCGCCTCACCGCCCGCGACTGTCCACCCGGCGACCAGCGCCGAAAACGGCAGCACGACCTGCGCGTCCTCGCTGCTGCCAGTGGCATAGTTCCACAGCCTGACGAACCAGGTCCGCACCGCCCCGCCGGCATCTCTCCCTTCGATCGTCAGCGTCGGCCCGTTGACCGCATCCAGCGGCATGACCCCCTGCGAATGCCAGCGGAAAGACAGCGTCGTGCGCGAATAGTCCCGGTCGGTCGCATAGGCGAGCAGCGGGTGGTCCAGCCGGTCCTCGCTCGCCCAGATCACCCCGGCCAGGTCGCCGGATCGCTGAAAGGCCACATCCACTCGCAGCATGTCCGCCGCCGGGGTCACTGCCGAAGCCATCATCGGGCGCGGAAAGTCCACCGTCCAGAAGCGCGGGTCGAACCGCTGGATCCAGTCGCTGTCCTGTCCCTCGCGTTTGCTCGCCAGCCAATATGCCATGTCGAAGTCCTCAGGCCTGGGCCAGCGCCCGGCGCACCGCGCTGGCCACCTGCCGGCTCGAACGCTGCAACGCCTGCGCCTGGTCGCCCCCGGCGGGCGCGTTGACCGTGATCGAAACCCGCACCTCCCGCGCCGGCTGCACCGTGCCGCCATTGGCCGCGATCGACCCGGCCGAGGTCGGCACGAACAGCTCCGGCCCCCGCTCGCCGACGACATAGGCCGCCCCCGGCGAAACCGGCCCGCCGGTCGCCCGCCCCGGCAACCCGCCGAGCGAACCCAGCACCGCGCCGATCCCGCCGCCGCCGCTTGCCGATCCGAACAGCCCGGAAAACAACCCCTTCACCGCCTGACCGGCAATCTCGTCGATCACCCTGGTCGCCGTGGCCCGAAGATCGAGGAACCCGGCATTGCCCTTGCGGCTGGCGCTGGTCAGGCTCCCCTCCAGCACTTTGCCGGCCGCGTCGAACCCGCTCGCCAGCGTCCCGTCCACGGTCCCGCGCATCGCCGCCAGGTCCGAGGCAAACGCCGCGGTGCCGGCGCGAACGTCGATCAGCATGGTCGCCACCGGATCGCCCCCGGTGCCACCTGCGCCTCCATTGCTGCTGCTACCGGCCACTATCCCGCTCCATCACGTCCCGCTCCATCATCCGCACCAGTTCGTCGCGCCCCAGCGGCGCAGTCCCCTGGCCCTCGTCCCACAGCAGCGCCGCCGCCAGTTCCGCCGGGGTCGCCGCCCAGAACTCAACCGGCCGCCATCCCAGCAGCCGCGCTGCCACGCCCGCCAGCCGATGCGCAGCCGCACCAAACCGCAGCCTCTCGCTCATCCCCCGCCCTGCAGGATCTGCCGCAACAGCGTCCGCAGCGGCCCGGCACAGGCCGCCAGCCCCGCCTCGACCACGGCCTCGCCCACCGCCTCGCGCGAAACCTCGCCGCCGAGGCAATGCCAGAACAATGCCGCCATCTCGCCCAGCCGCAGTTCCCCCGCCGCCGCCCGCTCGACCAGCGGCATCAGCGGCCCCAGCTCTTCCTCGGCCGCCACCAGCGCGGCAAATGTCGGCCGCAACCGCCGCACCTCGCCGCACACCGGCAGCCCTGCCTCCCCCCGCCAGGGGTTCGCGGCCGTCATCCCGCCACCACCGGCCCGGAACTTTCCAGCTGCACCGTGTAGGTGCGCTCGCCGTTGAAATCCCCGGCATATTCCAGCTTCTGCACCAGGAACCGGCCGGTCATCCGCGCCCCGTCCTCGAAGCTCAGCTGATAGTCGTCGATCGCGCCTCCCAGCGCATTGTTGCGCATCCGGATCTCCGCCGCGCTGCCAAGGAAAATCCCCGCCGCGCTGACCGAGACCGAACGCGCCCCCGCGCCCGAAAGCAGGTCGCGCCAGCCGCCGCTGTTCTTGCTGGTCACCACAACCAGCTCACCCGAAACCGTCATCTGCGTCGTCCGCAGCCCGGCCACCGTCTGGTAGGTCGGCGTGGCCGCGCCGTCGGAAATCTTGAGCAGGAATGCCGCGCCTGACTGTGCAGCCATCGTCGTTCTCCAGATGAAAGGGAAAAATCAGTTCGAAATCAGCCGGAACCGGTATTCCAGCAGCACCGCCCGGCTCGCCGCGTCGCGCTGCTCTGCCCGCGCCCGCAGAAACCGCGCGCTCACCACCGCGAACCCCCCCTGCGCCCGCGGAAAAGCCTCGATCCGCCGCTCGATCGCCGCCACCAGGTCGCCGGCATCGCCGGGCCTGTCTCCCCGGCAATGGAGTTCCAGCGCCACGCGCACCTCCCGCCCGCGCTCGGTCTTGGTCCCCCAGTCGCCGCTGGCGCTCGCCACGATCCCCAGCCACGGCAGGCTCACCCGGCGCGGCGCCTCCTCGACAAACTGCGTGATCGCCCCCGCCAGCCCCGCATCCCCGGCCAGCCAGCCGAGCAGTGCCGCGCGCAGTTGAATCTCCATCGCTCAGTCTCCCCCGAACGTCGGCCACAGCAGCCCGGCCCGCCGCCAACGCAACGGCGGCGCCACACTGCGAGCCTCAAGCCGCGCCTCGGCCAGTGCCTTCGCCTTTGCCGCCAGCCGCGCCACCAGCCCATCGAACGCCCGCCCCGCGTCGCTCGCGATCACAACAGCCGCATCCGCCGCCACGGCCGCCACAGCGCCACCACGCTGGCCGGCGGCAAGCCCGCATCGCTGCCATCGTCCCGCGCCCGATACTGGTGCGCCGCCAGCCGGATCAGCCCATGCCGGATCGCGTCGGGCAGCGCGTCCCACCCCGCCGCCAGCCCTGCCACGACCTGCACCGCCAGCCGCGCCGCACCCACCGGCGCCACCAGCCGCAGCCGCCCACTGCCATCGGCGCCGATCAGCCAGTCACAGGTCCCCGCCGCCAGCGCCGTGCGCCCGCCATCGGCCGCCACCGCATAGACCGCCACCAGCCCCGTCACCGGCCGCGTCGCCAGCACATGGCTGTCCATCGTCGCCGGCACCATCTCCTCGCAGGTGCAGGCCAGCGGCAGAACCCCGATAAAATCCGCGCAGACATCCAGCGCCGCGCGCAAAAGCGCACCCAGCTGCGCATCGTCCCCGCCCGTCGTCACGCCCAGCCACTGCTTGAGCTCGGCCAGCGCCGCCGGCGGCAACCCCGCCTGGGCCACGATCACCCGCATCATCGGTCTCCGCATCATCAGGAAAGAACGGGTCCGGCCAGGCAAAGGGGGCCACCCGGCCGGACCCACGGCGGCGGGATGATCGGCACCCCGCCGCCGCAACCCGCATCAGGTCGAGATCTTGATCAGCTTGATCGCATCGCTGTCGAGCACCTGCCCGCCGATCCGCCGCGTCGCGTAGAAGTTGACGAACGGCTTGTTCGAATAAGGATCGCGCAGGATCCGGGTGCTGACCCGCTCGGCGATCAGATAGCCATTGGCAAAGTTGCCGAAGGCGATCGGATAGGCCCCGGCACCGACATCGGGCATGTCCGCCGCCTCGATCACCGGATAGCCCAGCAGCCTGTCCGCCTGGCCATTGGCCAGCCCCGGCTGCCACAGATAGGCACCGGTGGTGTCCTTCAGCTTGCGCAGCGCCGCCAGCGTGCCGGCATTCATCACCCAGACCGCACCCTGCCGATGCGCCGCCTTCAGCGCCATCACCGTGTCGATCAGCTTGAGGTCCGGCGCCGCGTCGAAGCCGGTGGCATTGCCCGAAACGATATGCTGCAACGTCCCGAACGCGCGCGTCGCGTCCCCGGTCAGCGCCGTCGGCGCCGCCAGGAATCCCGCCGGCTGGTTCGTGCCATTGCCCGAAACGAACGCCGCACCCTCGGCGCGGGCAAATTCGCGGGCGATCTCGTCCGCCAGCCATGTCTCGAGGTCGAACGCGGCATCGTCCAGCATCTGCTGGCTGGCCGAGGGGTTGGCATAAAGCTCGCCCATCGGCGGCGCCACCTGGGCGAACTTCGGCGAAGTCGTCTCCGGCCGCAGCTCGGTCTCGGCCACCCAGCCCGAAGTCGTGTTGCCCAGCGAAACCAGCTTGCGATAGTTGGCCGTCCCGGTCTGCACCACCTGGGCGATCTGCCGGATCGGGCTCAGCGCCTTGACCCGGGCGGCGATCATCGCATCGATCTGCGTCGGCACGGCATAGCCGCCATCCGCCGCCGAGCCGATCGACATCGACTTCAGCTCGGCCTCGCGCCCCTGCCGCAGATAGCCGTCGACGAACCCCTTCAGCTCCAGCGAACGGCCGATGTCGCCGCCCTCCAGCACCGGCCGCCCGCCATGGCGCACCACGCGATCCAGCCGCGACTTCACCTCCTCCACCTCCGAACGCAGCGCCCCCAGCGCCGCATCCGCCGCCTCGGCCCGCGCCACCAGGTCGAACGACTCTTTCAGGCCGTCCGCCATATTCCCGTTATCGATGTCACTCATGGGGCTCTCACCTTCCTCAAAGGCCGCCCCCAGGCGGCCCGCCTCGAACCAGAACAATCGAATGCAATTCTCGACATTCTGAAACGCTATCCTCGTCACCCTG